TTGTTCGCGCAAATCTTTGATTGCGCTTTTGAAATCACCATTGTGACCCAATACAACAAAACATTGGAATGCGTCGTGCGCTTTTTCCGCCTCGAATTGTGTGGATGTCGTAAATGGGAAAAACAATCCAGAATCTTTGAAGATAACGCCAGATGTTTCCGATGTTGTGTCGCCCGTTCGCAACAAATACGTCATTCGTGCGTTTTCCCGAACGATTGTCCATCCGTAATGCAACAAGACATCCAACGCGGTGTTCGTCGCTCTAAACTCGCCCCACGGCGTTGAATCGTCCGAATCGTTATCCAATACCGATTCCGTCGGTTGATTCTTTATTGGTTCGGGTTGCGGAATGGTGGCGTCCATCATTTTGGCGCACATCCAAATCACGTTTCGTTCGTCGGGGCTGACTTCAACGACGTCGGTGATTTTTCCAAGGATTTTATAACCCTTTGTTGGCCAAACAACGATTTGGCCACCCTTTCCGCGTGTTTCGAATATTACTTCGCCCTTGCTATTCTTTGCCAACTTTTCGTTTCCCGCAATTTCCGAACATTTGAAAATCCAATGGAAACCGCCCGATTGCGTTTGTTGGATAATCATTTTGTTGATGAGGTCGGGTGCGTTGTCCTCAATCAATTCCTTGAATTCATTGTATTCGTCACCCTCAAAATATTTGGCGTCAATGTCCAAACATTGGATTCCATCGAAACCCATGACCAGACCGATGCCGTTGGTCTTATCAAAAACGCTTAAATCTTCAATCGGTGTTTTCGCGTGTTGTTGCCATCCTTTCAGCAATGGCCGTTTTGAATTGCGAACCAAGGGAATTGGGGAAAATCCGTGGTCGCGATATTTCTGGGCAATCTTTTTGATGTCCATTCGTTTTTTGCTCTTTGTTGTGTGTTATCTAATCAACGCCCAATTGTCACAATTGCGCGAATATCTTTTGGGCGTCAATGTAATTGACTTGCGCCCCTTTAATTCCTTAAAAGGAAAAATGAACCAACGGCGATTCACCACGTCATAACAGATGACAAAATCAACGTTTTGATATTGGTCGAAAACACAAGTGATTTCCGCGTGGTGTTTCTTGATGTATGTCGCCGACTTCACTTGAATTGTCACGAAACGATTCCCGCGGAATGCTATCATGTCAACTTCCGATTGATGGACAAAAGGAAAGGCAACGTGCCAATCCCTTTGAATCAATTCCGCGGCACATCGCAATTCGGCCAACGCGCCGTTTTTGTGGTTGTCGTGAATCATTTGATTTTCGACAAATAGTCATCGTAGCTTTTCGCGATGAAATACACGCCACCAGAATCATTGATTTCCTTTTCAATTTCTTTTTGGTCGGCGGATTGTCTGTCCTTTCCGATTTTCACTTCAATGCCGTAAAACTTGCCGTCAATGATTCCAATGATGTCGGGAATGCCTTTCCGCTGGACGCCCTTCCGATATACGTTCCTTTTCTTATCGTACACCGCGCCGTTGTTTATACGATACGCCGCGCCACCGCGGACGTGGTACATATCCCAAATGATTGTTTTTGTCAAATCATTGGCGGTGGTGTCTTTGAATCTTTGTTTGACCAATGCGTGTGGTGGCAACATTGGGTGTTTTTCGGCTTTCAGTTCGTCGGCTAATTTGCCCAACTCTTTTAAATTCTTGGGAATCCAATTCATTGTTGATTCTTTTATTGGCGGAATGCTCAATCATTCTTATGATGTGTTCTTTGTCCATTGCCTTGAAATGCTCTTTGGCAAGTGACCAACAAACACGTTCGAAATCATTCAAGTATTTGTCGTTCATATTTCTGTAATTTATTCCAGAATTCCAAATACTTCATTTTACGCATTTCAATTTCCATTTCAACGTCTGGGTCGTTGCGATGAACTCGGAAAATAAACAATTTTTTTTGAATGCGCGGGTCGAACGAAACGAAATCCATCCATTGCAAAGAATCAATGACAATAAAATAGTGCATCACTTGCGCTTTGTATTGTGCGGGAATCTTGTTCATTCTTAAATATTCAACGTGCTTTTTCGTTGATGGACATTTGATTTCCACGCCGCCAATTGGCACGTCCTTTTCATAGACCAGCGCGTCGGGACTAATAGCCAAAAAATCATGTTCGTCGTGAATGCAAAAACCGATTTCCCTTGCATCGTTTCCCGTTCTCATTCTGTATTCATCCAACGCCACGGGTTCCATCATGATGCCGTGCATCATTGCTTGCGTTGTTGGTGATTCAATAATCTCGCCCGACAATCGTTCGGCGATTAACTCATCGACAAACGTCAAATTGTTTGACTTGAAAATGTTCGCACATCGCGAACCCGTAATGACACCCAAACGCATTTCGAACCATTCGCGTGACCTTTGTTCAACATTCTTGATTTTCATAAATCTTGATTTATTATTCTGTTTAATTCTTTAATATCGTGCAATTGTGAAATCCTCAAATCATGCGCCGCCGCACGATATGTTAAAACCGACCCGTTGTCGCGAATCTTCTGTTCACCTTTTGCTATGAATGTGGCATCTTCAAAAAACATCTTTTTAGACCGCCATCCGCAAATCGTCGTTTCGTTGGTCTTTGTGTTGTGACTGCAAAAAACATAGGTGTGGACGTTATAGGTTTTTTGAGTGTCTAAAATATAGACGTCAAAATGTGGCTTTGGATTTATACCGCGCGCAATCGTTTTCACGTCAATCGTCATTCCATTACTTGCGACAATATCCACGCCGTCGTCAAACCCTTCTTTGCTTCGATATTCTTCGACATCAATTCCAAGATATTGGCGGACGACATATTCACCCAACAATCCAATATATTGGTCTTTTCGTGACCCGTCAAACCGACCGCGGTTTCCAAGATTGTGACGCCCCAAATATTTCCAAATGCGTGCGCGTTGTTCTTCTGGTACAATCACCGAAATCATGCGTGATGTTTTTTGCGGTGTTCTTCAAATAGTCGTTCACCAACCGCGCCCAATAAAACTTTGGCCGACATGATGCGTTTTCGTTCTTCGATTCCTTGACGCCATTTTGAATGGTCATCGCTTCGTTCAAAATGCCAATCGTGTTGTTCCAGCATTTGGATGAATTTTTCCTTTGTCATTGTTCAATCCTTTTCGATTCCGTTTTCTTTTAAATCACGATAACACAATTGAATCATGGTCATCGTTTTGTTGGGGCAATTGCAATTCATTACAAACTAATTGTAGGGTGTGCATAAACATAAGCTAAAGCCAGTACGCTTAGAGCAAATATGCAAATCGTAAACACTAAAAGGTAGAATAGTATTCTTGTGGCTTTTTCTCTTTCACTCATCTCTCTTTGGTTTTAAATTGTTATTGGGGGTTATGCACCATAAATCACAACCTTATCAAAGCTTAATCCACCCCAGTATCTAATTATGATACTTTTCCTTTTTGTAGCAAATTCAACACTTGGGTATTTGCATTTTAAATCAAATAATATTCTCATCTCTCTTTGGTGTTAAAGGTTTTGTTGTACCATTCCTCACCCGTGACTATTGTAGGGTCTATTTGACTATCGTACACTTTTTTATTGCCGTGTGTTTTGATTAGAAGAACTTTCTCTTTCTCAAGTATATATTCTTGAATGAACATTTTGCAATCATCAAGGTGGTCAAATTCTTCATTGTTGATTTTTTCAATCAACTCTTGTATTGGTGTTTTCATCTCTCTTTGATATTAAGATTCGACAAATTATCCAACGCATCCCCAAAATCAACACCAGCGATTTGGCGTTCTGGTTCGCGGTGTTCATCGACCACCATTTTCATGGCGACCAATTCTTCCAATGACAAATTTAAAATCATTTCCACTTGACCTTGAATCGTCGTCATCAATTCTTCATCCGTGGAATCCAACGCGCCCAATGGACCGCGAATCGCCCGTTCGATTTCCGTTTCCAACCGCCCCATCATTTTTTTGATGTTCTGGCGGTACAATCGTGTTCCCTTCATCGTGTCCATCTGTTCCAATGTCGCTTGGTACAATGCCACCAATTTGATGGCCTCTTTGAATGTTGTGAATCTTTCCATTGCTCTAAAATTTCAACCACCTTTTGCGGCGTTGGTATTTCCTAATCAATCGCGCGTTGTTGTTCAATAGGTTCACAACGTCGTCGTTCCATTGCGTTGCGCTGGCCACCAACATCGTGTTCAATGAATCCCATTGCAATTCCACAATGTATCGGTCCACAAACATTTTGTGACGCCTCTTTCGAATTATCCTTTTAAACATAGGCGTCCAACTTTTCACGCAACGATTCATTTTCACGTTGCAGTTCACCGACTTGTTCTAACAATTCGTGAATCTGTTCTTTTCGCAACTCGCGTTCTTTCTTCGCGTGTCTTGCGCGGTCATCATATTCCGCCAACACTTCCATCAATCGTTCGTAGATTTCAACGTATTGCGGCAACATCATGAATGATTCATGATTCTTGAAATGGTGCAAAATGGTGGCGTGGTTCTTCCCAAAGAATTGGCCAATTTGCGTCGCGGAATAATATCCGCGACACACATTGAACAACGCCGCCCGTGGAATGACGACGGCTTCTTTTCTGGTCTTTTCCATTGCATCGACATTGTATTCGTCGCGCAACACCTTGACCATTTATTCCATCATCATAATTGGTCTAACGTTCATAACTCAAACAATTAAAATGGTAAATCATCTTCGTCATCGTCAAACGCTTGCGACGCCGTGGCGACTTGCGGTTTGTTCGATGCA